GGAGCTTGCGGCTATCGCTGTCATTGCCAGCTCGCTATTGACAACTATATCAAGTACATCCTCATCCGCAATAATCGCGTTTACAGCGTCCTCGCTGCCCGCGAAATCCTCAATGGTACCCAATCCATCCCACAAGCTGTCATTGCTTTTAAGCAGCGCTTTAAGCACCGTGCCGACGTGCAATCCGTTTGCGATAGCAGCGTCTAATATTTCGCATTTTGCCACCTCGTGTTTTAGGATTTGCCCGTCTGTAATTAGCTGTAATATTTTGTCAATATCTTTGCCGACGTAGCTGCGCTCACCATACAAGGCAAGCTCGTTAATCCATGTGCCAACTCCCATATCGTCGCCTCCGCCCCCTGTGCTTGATATTGTATAAGTGCCGTTATCCTCTGTTATCGTAATATTTGCCCCCGCCGCCAACTTAAGCGTTAAAGGGATAATCTTGTTTTGGCTTGCGTTGTATGCAAGCAATTGTCCGTCTGCAAGGCTGCTTGTGTCAACGGGGATACCGTTAATGGACGAGGCAGCGACAGATACATTGTTAATTATCGCGTTATAATCATACGCCGTAAAATTGCGGGATAAGCTTGTACCCGCGCTCCAAGTCCTCGCCGAGCCCTCAAAGCCTCTTTGCACGGTTAGCGTATTGCCGTCAACGCTTGTAACGAGCACCGTTTCCGCCGCCTCACCCTTGCCGATTGTCATGGGATACGGCGCGGCAAGGCCGGCATATTTGCTTGCGTCTGATACGATAATCGACGTATCATCAGCCGTAATCGCCGCCGTCAAAGTAATTTCGGGGCTGTTTGGCAGAGCCCCATACATTGTAATCATAAGTCATTGCCTCCTTTGGGGTTGATAAATACAATGGACTGCAGGCTTGCCTCCACCCGTGTAAGGCTATTTGGTACAATCTGCACCTCATGCCAAGTACCGCGCTGTATCCTGCCGCCGCTGTCAGTCGACAGATATTTGGCGATGTCAACATTGCCGTTTTGTGGTACCGCGGGAATTGCTGTGCCGTCTACCTTGATTGTTGCGCTTGTCGCGGCAGCCCCGGTATATATGCCGTACACAATCTCGTGGGTATGTGACGGGATAGTCACATTGTGAGTGTGGCTGTCTATGGTAATACTGTGAGTATGTGACGGGATAGTTATATTGTGCGTGTGGTCGTCAATGTCGATATCAGGCATTGTAAATCCAAACGCGGGCAAAGCGTGCCTGTGAGAGCCGGTTCCGTCCGCGTATTTTGTGCTAATCGCTTCGTCAGCGGCCTCCACTTTAAGGTTGCTTATCAGTTGCTGCCCGCCTGCGCTTGATGTGTAAGTGCTTCCGCCCCCGCTTGATGTGGTACGCTCTGTACCGCCTCCCGCGCTTGATGTGTAAGTACTGCCTCCGCCGCTTGCGGCTGCTTTAGAGTAAGCCCTAAAGCTTGTAAGCTTGTAAGTCAAATTAACCGAGTTGATACGCACTACTTTATCCGATATGTAAAACCTTAAAACGGCGGGATTAGAGCTGTCCGCGTTGTCGGCAAAGGTTGTGCTGTCAATGTTGACGCTGCCTTGCGAGTACAGGTCGGCAATCCTTTGACGGTCGGACAAATCCGCCATTGACTGGGCGATATCCTCCTCTTTGTTTGCGATTGTCGCCTTAGCCTTGTCGCCATCTTTGGCAATCTCCGTAACCGGCAATAACGCGTCTATATCGTCCTCGTCGTCAATTATGCGCACAACGTCGCCGGGAGAGATTTTTTCGCCCGCAAAAGTGGACATGTCAATGCTGTAAGAGAGATAAGGCTCCTTTGTCTGCTCCAAAAGGCTCCTGCCGTAGTCAAGCAAGGTCTGCGCATATTGATAACGCCTGTCAACTGCAATTTTAGCAATTATACCATACTTGCTTATTGTGTCTGCGTCAAGATAGGGCAGCCCGTTATTAACCGAGCATATATTTAGCTGGTTGTCGCCCTCGCCGTATCCGAGAGGGTACAGCCTTGTGCATAAGTTTGTCGGGTCTATGGTCTTTGTTATCCCGTCAAGGTTTTTGCCGTATCTTATCTCGCCTTTTTGAGTTGACGTGTCCCGCAATTTAAGCGACAGCCTAAAGTTGTTAATATCTGATGTATCCCAGTTCCAGATGTAAGGCTCGACAAAGCAGTTAGCCACGCTTAATAACGCGGACAGGAGATTTTCGTTTTCCCACGTGTACAAATATTGATGGTTAAAATCGCACTCCGCAAGGCTCCATCTTTTAACCGTCTGCTTGTCAAGCACATAGTTAATTACATCAGCAGTATATGTGCCGATATTGCCGACGCTGTGAGCGCCAAAAAGCACATCATCAAGCAAGGTCGCCAATACGTGCTCGCACGTGTACTCAATGTCTTTTTGACCGCTTTTTTTGGTGAGCTTTGACGGCAAAATCCTAAATAAGTCTATACGCTCGCCGTCGTCAAATATCTCAACGTAGTTTAGCGGAGTACAATAATTGTTTTTTGGGTCGTCCGCAGGCAGCTTAAAGCTTGCCGAGCCAAGCCCGTTGAGTTTTAATTCATAGCTTATGTCATAGGCGTTCTCCAAAAAGCACAATCTATTTCCGGTGATGTGGTCGTAAACAGCTATTAAATCCATCTGTCCCTCCAAACAACATGGCAGGCAAGTTCCCTGCCCGCCGAGGCGTCCTCGTAAATCAGCGTATTTGCGCCGCCGCCAAGCAAAATAGGTCTGCTGCCGGTCTGCCAATAGCTGATTGCGTTTGCACCGTCAACCGTGACCGTTATGTCGTCGCTGTCAATTACCAGTGTCTGCCCTGGTGCAAGCACAAGTTCCGGCAAAGCAAGGTAGGCATACTCGTATACATCCACGGGTAAATTAGCTGCGCCGTAAGCAAGTATATCTCTTGCGTTTGCGGTCAAATATATTTTCTGACGTATTTTTGCGGGGATTGCTAAAATGACAATGCTGGTTGCCGGCAGGCGTAATCTCTGCTTGGTTTTTACCGCGGGCTGATTTGCGGTCAAGCCAAAGCCCGCTGACATATTGCCAAGCCGCAAATACCCTGTTATACGGGCTTTGGCGGTAGCGTAAAAAGCAATTGTCGCAGGCGAGCCGGTAATATGCGCGATTGTGTGCAAATTAAGACGAGCCGCAAAATTAACTCCTGCCGCGCCAAGATTAAGCACAACTGTTTTTTGCGTAATTTTTGCAGACAAGCTGATTTTAGCTGTACCAAGCGGCAGGCGGATTTTCGTTTTTGCGGCAACCCCCCGCGCAGTTATTTTGATTGCGCATATGGGCTTAAGCGCCGTATAACTCGATGTGTTATACGGCGCCCCGTAACCGTCTAAATTGTAGCGCATTTAATCGCCCCTTAATCGTTAGTAATTATAAGGTCACCCACATCAAATACCGGTTGCTGGTCTGTCTGTATTGTCACCGGCGACGTAAGGGCGCCTTTGACGATGAGATTGCCGCCCGTCGCGGCGTCAAGGATTGCCCAATAATTAGCCTGTGTCCAATTGCCCGTAGCGCGCGGCATCTCAACGTTGCCGGAGTTTTTGACAGTCATTTTGCCGTCTATAAGCTCCGCCGCGGTCATACCCAGGATTTGTGCCCTCGCGTATCCCGCGCCGGTTACCTCTATACCGCTGTTGTCGGCTCCCGGGTCGGTTGTATACAGCGCAAAATACAGTGTTTCCGGCGGCGTAAATGTCACCTTGTTAAATATCATATCCATTATGTTTTTTGCCATGTGATTTGATAATGCGCTCATAATCAGCACCTCTTTTTAATCGTAATTTTAATACCGGTAACAGGAGCGTTACCGGTATTTTTTAGATATATTTTTGTGGGGGCCTGTGCTGTGCCCTGCGAAAAAAGCGATATCGCCTGCCCGTTTTGCGTAATTGTAAAATTTTGCTGACGGATTGCTGACAAGGCAAACGGATATGCCGTGAAAACAATGTCAAATTCTTTTAAAGTTGTGAGTTCTTTAACGTCTATTGCTTCAAAAACACGGGCGTTGTAAATTTTATCCGGCTCGGTGTCTAAAATCAATTCGCCTTCTCCGGAAAGCCAAGCTCCTATTTCGCGGGCTTTTTCCGCCGAACGTCCGATATAAGCGCAAGACACCACAATATTTACGTCGCCGTATGTATTGTCCGTAACATAATAATTGCCGTGCCTGCCGGGAATTGTTATTGCCGATACGTTTTTGGAAGCTTTTATAAAACGTTTTATGTCAGTAACCACAAAGCCATACGTTTCGCTGTGTCTGCCTCTAAATGTAAACCCTGTCATATCAATGCGACTCCTTTGCTGCGCGCGGCTTTTACGGCTTTGCTATATAATTTTTCGGCAAGCAAATCGATGTCGGCTTCGTCGCGGATTACAACGGTATCCGCAACCTTGCCGAAAAGCGTTGCCGATGTTATTGCGGCGGAATTTCCGGCATAAACGCCCGCCGTATTTGCCTTGACGGTGCTGTCCACATTAAAGGTTGTGGGGATGGCATTTTGCATATCCTTTGCAATGCCTTGCATTGTGTCGCCAAAGCCGACGCCGAGGCCCTGTGCCATAAATCCGCCAAGCTCGGCAAAAAGCTTTGATGGGCTGTGTATGCCGAAAAAATCCTTAATGCGGTCGACAACTCCGTCAAAAAAGCCGGATATTTTATCCCAGAGCCATTCGCCCGCATCTGAAATGCCTTCCCAAAGTCCTTTTATAAGATTTCCGCCCACTTCCACGATTTTATATGTCAAGTTTCCGAAAGCGGAAACAATGCCTTCGATAATCTGCGGCACTGCCTTGACAATCTCAATGATAATGGTCGGAAGATTTTTTATGAGGGCGACGAACAGCTGCACTCCCGCAAGAATGATTTTGTCGATATTTTTTATAAACCCGTCGCATATTGCGCTGACTATTTGCGGCAGAGCGTTTACAATGGTTGTGATAATCTGCGGCAGATTTGTTATAAGCGCAATGAGAAGTGTCACTCCCGCCTCAATAATCTGCGGCAGGGCGGATAAAAGCCCGTTTATTATTCCGCTGATGATTTGCGGCAAGGCATTTACTATTGCTGTTATTACTGCCGGTATTGCCTGCACGAGTCCCATGAAAAGTGTGGTTGCCGCAGTTATTACAGCGGTTATATTGCTTGTCAAAAATGTTACTACGGCGGTTATGATTTGCGGCAGAACGGCAACAATGCCCGGAAGGACCGACATGAGCCCGGTTGCAATTCCCGTAAAGGCAGTCAAAGCCGCCTGTATGAATTCAGGCCCCGATTCCGCAAGCGCCGTTGCAAGGGAAGATAATATTGCTGGCAGATTTGCTCCAAGCTGTTCGGCTACCGTCTGCAAACCGGTCATAAGCGCCGAAAAAGCCTCCGTTGCGCTTTGCGCCAATGTGGGTATAAGTCCCGGCAGGGCATTCAGCACCATGGAAATCAGATTTGTAAGCCCGGAAATCAGCGATGGCAGCAATGTTGATGTTATAGTCGGCAGAACATTGACAATTGATGTGACAACCGCCATCAAAACAGCATTGAACCCGTTAAGGAAGCCGGGAAGCAGATTGCTTATTTGCGTCAAAACATCATTTAAAAAGCTTGTAAGGCCGGATGCAAGCTCTCCGCTGTCGCCGCTTTGCAGAGTTTTTACAAGCATCTGCGCCAAGTTGGGCAGTCCTGCATTTACCGTATCCATTATGCCGGCAAGGGCGGGAGCAAAGGCAACCGCTATTTCTTTTCCTGCGGCGGATGTAGTTGCTTTAAAGGTGTCTATTCCGTCATTAAAGGCGTTAATACTATTAAGGCTGTCCTGCGACAAAATAAGTCCGGCCGCCTCGGCCTTGTCGCCGAGTTCTTGCAGAGTATCCGCTCCGCCTTTGATAAGCGGATTGAGGTCCTGCGCGGATTTGCCGAAAATCTGCATTGCAAGCGCATCGCGCTCGGTTTCGTTTGATACTTTTCCAAGAGCGGCGATTGCTTCGTTAAAAACTGTCTGCCCGTCCCTTAACTGCCCGTTGACGTCCACAACGCTTACGCCAAGCGCCGCATATGCTTCGGCTGCGCTGCCGGTGCCGTCCTTTGCGCTTGTCATGGATTTTATGTTTTTTGCCATTGCGCCGGTAAGGGTATCCAGCGACACGTCGATTATATCGCTTGCATAGGCAAATTTTTGTATTTGCTCGGTGGAAAGCCCTGTTTGCGTTGCAAGAGTGTTGATGTCGTCGGCTGCTCCTGCCGCCTTTGCCGTAAGGCCGAAAACGGCAGTTCCTGCGCTGGCCGCGGCAACGGCGTATTTTTGCACCGCTCCGATTGATACATCGACCACCTTTGCAGGTACATCCATTACGCTTTTTATTTTTTCCGTGGCATTTTTAACGCCGTTTGCCAAAAGGTCAAATTTTGAGGGAGTGTCGCTAAGCTCGTTTTTGAGGGATTTTAATTTGCTTTGAGTGCTTGCAAGCTCCGACTGGAAACTTATATACTGCTCACGGTCGATTTTGCCTTCCGCAAACTGGCGGTTTACCTGTTCTTGCGCATCCTTTAAGGTTTTAAGCTTTTCGGATACGGCGCCTATTTCATCTTTTAAAATTGCCTGTTTTTGCGCAAGCAAATCAGCGTTGCCCGGGTCGAATTTAAGCGCCTGATTAACTTGTTTAAGCTCGCTTTGCAGCTCTTTCGCCTTGCTGTTTACGCCCGAAAGCGCTTTGTCAAGCGGAGATGTGTCACCGCCTATTTCAATTGTTATTCCTTTGAGCGACTTTGCCATTTGCTTCACCCCCGAAATGCGCTCTTAATTTATCCCGTTCCGGGCTTGTCTGCTCAAGCCGCCAGCAATCGGCAAGATACTCCCGCCCTTCTTTTGTCTGCGAATAATTGTAGATAACGGCGTCTTTGAGCAGACGCCAGAATATAAAGACTTCCAAATCATCGACTTCCCTAAAATCAAGTCCCGTATAATCGGCGACGGTTTTTTCTTCAAGACTTTCAATTTCGTAATAAACCGGTTCATCCGTCGGCTTATGCGGGATTTTTATATTTTTTTTTCGTCTTTTATCCAATCAAAAAAGTCATTTAAAAACGCCGTTGCGGTTTTTAAGTCAAAATTGTCCACTACAAATTCAGCCGTAAATTTTTTGCCGGAGTTATTGTTATTTAAAATCAGCGCAATTGCATTTGCAATGGCATCAATATCTCCGTTTTGTGAAGCCAGCGTCATTATAGTTTTAAGTGCCCCAAGTTTTGGAGCACTTAACGTTATAATTTCGCCATCTATTTGGCACTGATAACCGCTTTTAATTGCTGACAAATCAAACATACTATACGCTCTCCTCAAAAATTATCAATGTGCCTTCATTGTCAATCGGCAGCGCCGAAAATTCGGCGTCAATAACTGTTTCTTTGTCTTTTGCAAATGCAAAGCTAAATCCTGCCTTGTTTTGCCCTTTGATAGTAACCCTTATATCGCCGTCTGCCGCGTCTTTATGGACAAATCTGATTATATAGCTTTTACCGTCTTGATTATTAACGCCTCCAATTTTTACGGTTCTGATACCGTTACTTTCGGTCACTCTTGCAGTTGAGCAGAGTTTTGCAAGCGTTTCTCCGTTCCACGTCATAATGCCGCTTTTAAGAGTAACCTCCTCCGACGTGAGGATTGTTTTGCTCACATATCCCAAGTCATCCTTTGCAGTGTAAAAATCCGGCTTGTATTCCAGAGTTGCGCCGCCCGATATGTAGCCTATCAAATTCTCGCTTTTTTCAAGTTCAGCGTTTGCGGGTATCCCGCCGGACGCGTCAGCTATATACAGCAATCCGCTGCCAAGTATTATTTTTTCAGCCATTCACAACATCCCCTTTAATTCTTTTCAATTTCATTCGCTAAAAGTTCTTCAAGGCGTTTTTTGGCAAGGTCTTCTCCGTATTTAATATGCGGGAAAGCTCTTGTCCGCCCTCCGTTTACGGTTGCGTGCCCATGCTCCAACAAGTGAGTAAGCCTATAATATGGGGTCGCAACATACCAAGTTTTAATGCGTTTGTACTGTGTATCGGCAGTAGTTGCCAGCCGAAAAGCTTTAACGTATTTTCCGGTGCCACCAAAAGTCACATGATTTTTAATTTCGTCCATAACCTCTGCCGCCACGGTATCAACCACGGCTTTTGTTTTGTCTGTTAGGTCCTTGCTATAATTAGTAAGCTCGGTAATTATAGCAGCGCTTAAATCGTCAATTTTAACTTTTGCCATATCAAATAACCTCAACAAGGCTAAATTCGTATACCGTCATAAATATGCCCTCCTCGGCTATCCAAAGGCGCTCGCGATTGTACGGGATTTTATCAAGCAACGCTTCAACTTTGCCCTCTATTGCAGGCGATATTTTTATACAATAAAGCTCCACTCTGATATCACGCTCTGCAATGCAATTTTTTTCATCGGCGCCGCGAATTTGGCAGCTTTCCGTGTACACTACAAACGGAGGAGCAATGTTTTTACTGTTAAATTTTATTTCCGCTACCGGCAATCCGGTAGTTTCAAGCCATGCTTTGATGTCACTCATAGTACCCTCCAAGTCTACGGTTGCAATATAATTCCGTTATCCCGTCCTCTCGTGTGTAAATGCGGTAAATTGTATATTGTGCGTCATTATATTTTACTTTGGTCTGCTCATTATAACTTTCGCTGTCCATCGCAAGACAAATTTCCGGCTTTATGCCGGCTTGCCCCGCACTAAAAAATTCATTCGACTGTATAGCTAATTCCGCACAAAAGCAAAGTGTTTCTTCGCCCTCGTCACTTATCAAATAACATATGTTATCCATAAGCGGCGCCGACTTCGGCGAAATATTTTTAAGTCCCATTGTTACATCTCTCCTTTGCAATGCGGTTGCGTATCCTCCATTGCAAATTTTGTGGCATAGGCGCATCCTCGGCACGCTTTTTGTACACCCATTCGGCGTAGTCGCAAAGCAAAATTTGGTCCTCACTTTTGGTTAAATCAAGGTCAATTCCCTTTGCAGCTAATTCGGCTTGCCTTGCCTGCAACATAGGGATAAAATAATCGTCCCGGGCGTTATGAGTAACGCCCAAGACAATTTTAAAAAGTTTCAATACGGTATCCATTTTACCGCCCCTTAGTATTTAATTATCCGGCAGGCGTAGTAAATGTAAGAGTAACAAGCACAAAAGCTCCCGGTTTTGTCGGTCTGCCGTCAAATCTGCCCTTGCCGCGGAACGCCATTTGGTCTTCCGTAAATTTTACGTGTTCAGATTTGTCAATTGTTATCGTTTCGCGCTCAACAAGGGTATATTTGCTGAAATCGCCAAATAAAATTTTGTCGTCGTCCATGTTGTTATTAAATACAACACGCAATCCAAGCAAATCCGGTGCATTGAGATTAGGCATTTTTGCAACGACTTCTCCGGCGCTGGTCGATTGTATGCTATATTGCAGCAATCTGTTGTAATAGGTTGTACGGCTCATAACCGCAACTATTTCACCGGTGCTGTCTGCGCCAGTGTCAATTTTGGCAATCGGTTTTGTAATGTCCGCAAAGCCGGTCGGGTCTTTTACGGTGACTTTGTTAGCAGTCGGCAGTTTGGGTATAATGCCGTCCGGCTGTTTGTCGCCAGTGCCTTTAAGAATTGCCGCGTCAAGTCCAAGCGCAATAGCTCTTGCAAGTTTGCGCGCCACATATTCGTCAAGGTTTACTATGCTGTCCTGCAACATGGAGTTATCAACAAAAGTAACCTTGCCAATTTTATAGCCGTCAAAGCTAATATTTGTAATTGTGCCGGTATCTCCATCAGCAAGAGTGCCGGTTTGCTCAATCCATGTTGCCGCGGTTGTGTCTGTGTCAATCAAAATACGGGTTTTGCCGTTTACTCTGATTTTATCGACAAGCGGATAGAGGGTCGTATAATCTCCCATTATATCCATTATGCGGTTTACGATAACCTCGGGGATTGCTAATTCCTGTCCGCCGACTGCGCGCAAATTCCTAAATTTGTCATAAAATTCCTTAACCTCTGCACGCTCATAATATGCTCCCGACTTCAAAAGCTCTCTAATTTGATACCTATTCATATTCGCATTTTCGCCTCTTTCTTCATGATTTTCTTTTTGAGTTGTTGTTTTGCTGCGTTCGGCAAGTTCTTCAAGCTCTTGCGTTATGCGCGATATTTCGCTTTCAAGCTCGCCTATTTTTTCTGCCAAATTTTCGGACGCATTTTCTTTCTCAAACGCGTCTATTTCTTCTGTCACCATTTTAAGGTCTTCTTCGGTCTGTGCTTCGTCAAGCGCTTGTTTCAGTTCTTCTGCCCTTTTGGAGAGTGCCTCTTTTTTTTCAAGGCAATTTGTGAGTTCGCTTTGACGCTGTTTAAGCAGCGCTTGCAATTTAAGTTGTTTTAACATTTAATAGCCTCCAATCTTTTCTTCAAATTTGCTTTTTTAAATTTTATAATATCTTTTGCCCTTGCTTGTACTTGCGTTTGCGGATAAGCCGGGAAAGTACAAATTGATACTTCCGCAACATCGGCTTTTTCCACTGTCCAATGCAGCCCATCCGGTTTTTCTTCGTAGCTTTCAAGTACGGGAGTAAAACCAAAGCTGCACCCGCTAATGTCACCACGTTCCACGCGGGCATATACTGCTAACGCTTGCGGGTCGTTTTGATTGATTTTAACCCGCCCCCATAAGCCGTGGGCATCAGTTTTAAGTTCAAGCGTGCCGCTGCCTGTGCGCCCCAAAACATAACCCGTATCGTGGTTAAATAGACATCGGATGTCATTGCTTTTTAGTGCGTCGTCAAAAGCCCCACGGGCGATTTTTTCAAAACAGCCTTCATATAGTGCCGTTTCCTGTTCGAATACTGCAAAATATCCTTCGATGTATTTTTCGCCGCTTTGTTCGGCGCGAACAGTTAATTTTGACGCTTGATAAGATGTTCTTTCATTCATTATTTTCACCTTCTTGCACAAGTTTTTTCTGGTCGCCAACCTTGTCCACCGGCACATAATTTTCAAGCACTATATACTCATTCATTCCGGGATTGTCGCTAGGGGCATAGTCAAATTCCGTACGGCCCTCATTTCGATTAAGCATGCCCCCCGCAACCATTTCTTTAACAAACTGTACTTTTTCGGTCAAGTTGTATTGCAACAAAGACTTTGGGTTGAATTTAAAATACATTGTGGGCGAATATAACAAGCCTTTTGTCAACGTCTGCTGTATAATCATTGCAACACTCATTATTTCAGTCGAAATAAAGTTGTTATATGCCTCTTTGTCAAAATCTCCAATGCCAACCATAAAAGCGGGTACGCCAAAAGCAGCCGCTATTGTGCCTTTGTCAAGCTTTATGCTATCTTGTATCGCAAGGTCGTTTAGTGTAAGTGGTTGTATTGTTTTGATGTCAATTTCTCCGGCCGGTATGAGCCACGGCTCTCCTTGCTCTGTTTCTTTTGCGTAACTACCTAATATTTTCCGGCGCATTTCCTCGTCTTGTAGCTCTTGTATATCGGCGTTTATTGATATAATCAAAGAGGGCTTCCACTTTGAACGCAAAAAAGCTGTTTTGGTAGCGTTTGCTTGCAAAAGATTTTCAACCGCGTCTTTTATTAGTGGTGCATATCCTTGCCCCTTATATGGCTTGTCGTCATCCGGGTTAAGAACAAAATGTAAAACTTCGCTCGGCTCAAAAACTGCGCCATTATACCGTATACGGTAGCCGTCTTGCGTATCGTCAAAATATACCCGGCTCATGTCCCATATATCCATACTGTCAAGCAAGCCATTTTTGAAAATCGGATAAACAACGGCGTTGCCATATATGAGCATATCCGTAACAATTTTATAGATAAAATTTTTACGCGTCATGTTGTGGTTAGGCGTAATGTCAACCTTTTTCGCAAGCTCATTTTTGAGCCGCACATCCCCGTTTTCCTTGTTTTCCATCAGCATGATCGTCATTGAGGATACTAAATTAGCAATTTTATGTACACATTGCCGGACGTCCGGATTTTTTGATAATGGAGTATACCCAAGCGGGCAAAGTATGTCGCGGGCGTCAGTGCCGTTAAGCCAAAGCGCTACAGGGTCGGCGCGTATTTTGCGTTTACGAAATGGATTTTTAATAACAATTCCCCCTTAATTAAACCATTTGTTTATTTTGCTTTTTTTGTCCTTATCGTCAATAAACTGTTTGACTGCAATAACCGTGCAATCAAATAAGTCCATACGGGCATTTTCGGCGACTTTTTCAAAGCGGATACGGTCATCAAAATCTTCCACCGCTTTTACGTTGCCAATGCAATACTCAAAAGCTTTGCTATGTAAGTAATAAAATTTTTTGTCTTTAATTTGCTTTTCAATGTAGCGAAAAGCCTCGGATTTTTTCCAATATGCCTGATCTATTTGCTCCATTTTGAAACCGGATTGAACCATCATCCGGTAAAAATCGCGTGATTTGTATTTGTCAAAACCGCAAGTATTAATTTTAAAACCTTTCCTTTTCATTTCGACAAACCATTTTACAACGTCGTTATAGTCGACCGTGTCTGCGTTACAAAGGGTAAGCCATCCTGCCTCTTGCCACCAAAAAAACGGGATGTTATCCTCCTCAGATTTTTCGTGCGCCCTCGTTATCGGCATAAAGCCATGAGTTATTACAATTGACACGCCATTATATTCGCCGTATAAACAAGCTGCGGTCAAGTCGTGCATAACCGATAAATCCGCACCGCCCGTCCACGCAATCGGTAATTTTATAAGCTCGTCAATTGTCCAATTATAGCTTTCGTCGGAAACCTGCACCTCCGCCATGTCGAAATAACTATCCGCAACATTCGTATAAATATTGAGGGATTTATTTAAAAATTCGTTGCGGCTTGACGGATCGTTTTGAGCCTGCAACGCCTCTGCTTCCATGTCCTGCGGTCGGATTGTTATGCCGTAGTTAGGGTTAGCCTTTTCATGCTCAATGGGATTTAAGTAGTCTGCCGGGTTGTCTGCTTTGCAGATAAAAATAAAATATTGCTCGTCTTTTACAGTGCCTGCAAGCACTTTTTGACAATAACAAAGCCTTTGATAACAAAAACTGTTAATTTTTGCCCCCGCTGTGGTAATGCCAATCAAAAGCTTGTTGACATAAGCTTTCATCGCCTGTTTATATACAAAATAATCATTCGGCGAACGGTAAGCGTGTATTTCGTCCAAAATGATTATGTTTGCGTTAAGACCGTCTGCTTGTTCAGAGTTACTTGCCAGTGCCTGCATTTTAATAGAGCCAATTTCCTCACCGGCTTCGTTTTCAAAAGTTCGGCTGATTGAATGTTCGGCGTTGCTGTCCATGATTTTAAAATTACTTTCTTCGCCCATGTACTTTATGTTGCGTTTAATAACGTCAAAGCTTTCAAGTGCGCGGTCAAGTTTGGTTGCAATCATATAGAGCACCGACGTATAACGCATATCAAGCAGCGAAAAAGCCCAAGCTAAAGCCGCTGCAAAAGCCGTTTTGCCGTTTTTTCGCGGTATAAAAATAAACGCCTCATGGTATCGGCGTTCTTTCGTTCCTTTTATGTAAAACCCTGCAAGGTTATAGCAAATAAATTTTTCCCATGCTTCCAACAAAAATGGTTGCCCTTTTTTCGGGCCTTTGATATGCACAAACGTTTTTTCGATTATTTGTATCACAAATTCCGCGCTTTTTTCGTTAAAGTCATATTCGCCACTTTGCAGGTCGTTTAAAAACCTTTGGCACGCTTGTATGTTTTCAACGCAAGCTATTTTTTTGCCGCCAACAACATTACGGGCATACTCCATCACGATATTAAAATTTTTACCGTGTTTAGTTGACGCCATTCAAAAGCCCTTCTAATTTACTCTGCTTTTTACTTTTCGCCATATCTTTATTCCCCATTTTTTTAAGCCCGGACGGAGTAAGTCCCAAAATATTTTCAAGCTCGGTAAGCTCTTTACGTAAATTTTCAACCGATAAATATAACGCCGTTTTGCGGTTGTTAGTCGCGCCAGCTTTGTTTGTGTACGCCTCCGTTATTTTACAACCGCCCTCGTACCATTGAGCCATAAGTATGCTAAATTGCACTCTCATTTCGGCATAGCGGGCGATAATCGCGCTAAATTCGGGGCGATAAGTGCCTAATGTGCGCATATCTTCGACGGTCTGTTCAAAAATAGTTTCAAAATCATTTTGGCGGATAACTTTTAAATCATTCATCGGCAAGCCCCCTTTATCAAATTTTCAGCGCATATATTCAGAGTTCCCCCTGCCCGATGCCCCAAGGGTTATTTGGATTTTTTTGGAGAGGGGGGATAGTTTTGTTTTTTAGCGCAATCCCCAATTCTGTTAGTCGCCCCGTCGCGCGGTCGTGTAATTTATTGTGCATATCCGTACTAACTGCTATTAAATTCCAGTCGCACCACATATACTCCGGATAATCTGATACCGGGTAAATATGATGTACCGTTGTAGCGTCCACCCTTTTACCATACCATTTGCTTATTTGACATAAGTATCCGTCACGTTTAAGTATTGCCTCACGCTTTTTATCCCAGCGCTTGCTATGATATATATTTGCACGCATAATTTCACCCTAAAAATGATTTTTTAAAAAACCCCCGCTGGGAAAAAAATGAACAAAAACCCAGCGGAGGGAAAAAGGAGGTAAGAGCAAATGTGAGGGGTATTTGTTTTTTGCTCCATCATAATAATATCATGCTTTCAACGTGACATTCAATGACATCCTGTCCGCGAAACTTTTAAGCGCTTGCTTATGTAAACGTAAGACTTGTCGGTTGCTGTAATGCATAATCTCGGCGATATCCTCCCACTTTTTGCAACATAGATACCTTAACTCTAACAATGTCCTGTGCCTGATGTCGTCTACCTGCGCAATGGCCGCGGCAAGCTCTTGCTTTACGGCAACAAGCCTGTCGATATCGTTGTTAATCTCCGTCTGCAAATCGGCAATCTTGCATAATATCTTATCCTGCGCAGAATTGCCCCCAGTGCCGATTTTATCGTAATTTGCCGTACATTTGCACGCAAGGGCTATGCAAACCTCCCTTTGTGCTATCTTGCTGTCGATTAGCAAATTAAGCTTGTAGGCCGCTTTAAGGTCAATCAATTAAAACTACCTCCCCTAAATCCCAAGCATACACATTTCGCAAGGCATTGTTGATTTTCTGTTCAAAGCTTTCAATGTCAATCGCATTAGCTATTGCATCATAAGCTGCGTCAAGCCAATTTTCTGGCATTTCATCGGCGCAGAAAAACTCTAATACCTGATACAAGTCAACTTTTGACGGATATATCTTTTCGGCGATGTATACCTCAACGGTATCATTACCAAGTAAAAAATCCGTATATCTTTGGTCGGCTAAAAAATCCTCTTTTGTCATGACGTCATAATCGTCATAATAAGTTTGTTTTACGCACAAAACTGTTTTTGGCGAAAGCTGTGATAAATAGCAACTCATTTGGTTTCTTCTCCTTTTATACGTTGTGATATTATACGTTGTGATATTTCGCTTAAAAGCTCTTGCGTTGTAAAGTTTGCAAGTGGGTTTGATTGTGTTTCTTCATCTGACTTCAAATAAAAAGCCGGTCGAACACCATAGAGACCGATGCACGCGCCGCAGTAGCTCAAACAGCCTCCCGTGCTGACAAGCCGCGCACTATTCGAATTGCCGGCGTGTGGCGTGATAAGCCACCACCAATCGTTCAGGTCAAGAGCGCCCTGTTCGGCGTATTTTTCAAACTGTCTTTGAGATAAAAGCCCTATCATGTCGCGGCTAGTTCCGTATCCGACGCCGCCTAAGTGGTCCGAAAGGTCCCAGACGGCCGGAATAATTTTGTCAGTGTCAATTTTCCCCGCAGCCTTGATTGCGGCCAGGAAATTTTCATTCAGATCCTTGCGGATAGTGCTGGTCCGCCAATCATTAAGTTTGAAACCTTCAAAGCGTGCATATTTGAAAGGAAACAAATTAAAAGGTCTGTCCCCAATTGTTTCCGCCGTAACAACTAATGTTGTTCCATCGTTAAAATGTTCTAACACTTTCAGATTTGCAATTCCTGCGTCAAAAATTTCGCCGACTTTTAAGTCTTTAAGTTTCATTTTTATAAACCTCCTAAATTATTCCTAATTTTTTAGCGTTGTGATCGTAAAATGTGGCATCTCCTGTAACCAGCGCCACGCATTGCAGGGCCTTGTCCGCAACCTCGCCAAGGTCGTTGCTCTTATTAATTTCAGCGCGCAATATCCCGCAAACGCGGATTGCGTCCTGATAATATGCATAAGCCTTGCGCCTGTTTTCTGCGTCCTGTAATTCTATACTAAGCTTTGTGTCAATGTTTTTTCGCATGGTCGCCCCCTCCTCTTTTGTGATTGCCCCGCTGATGTAGTCCGCGTACAATTGTTTCAACGCTGTATAGTAGCCAAGTTCTAACAGCGACGCATGAGCAGGCAGTTCTTTGCCACTGTATGCCATTTTTGCAATTTCGTCCCAAGTCATTTTTAAACCTCCTCTATAAGTTTTAACGCGTCCTCCACGCTGCGGCATATGCCCGCTCTGTGTCCCATGTCATTAAGTAATTTAATAAATTTGTATTGCTCTGGGCATACTTTGCCGTGTGGCGCTTTAACCTCAATAAATGCCACTTTGCCCCGCCCGATGAAAAGCAAGTCCGGCAGCCCTTTGACGCCGCATTTTATCCGCCTGCCGTCATCCGTCAGAAATACTCCCACATTGAGCCTTACCACAATCCCGTAATCGGACAGCGCCTTGCGGATTGCATTTTGTATGTCAGCTTCTGCCAATCATGCCCATCTCCTTGCCTTTGTACCATGCCCAGCCGGGCTTGTAGCCTTTCAGCTTTGCGTAAATTGCAAGCTCTTTCATCGTCTTGCATTTTTTGTAGGTGTCGTAGGTTTTGATTACATCCATAATCCGACCGTCGGTTATCTTTTGCAGCTCTCCGCCTTTGGCGGCAATTGTTTGCTCCTGTAAGTATACATGCCCGCACTTTGGGCAGACCGGCGCGGGGGAATGCGTGTAATAGCACTCCGGACACTGCCTTACGGGTATGGAGCTTTTGCGGCTCTTTGAAGGCGGCTTCGGGTCAAGGCCCCATTGCCTGTCCATGTCCGGCAAGCCATGCCTAAATACATTGCCCACATGGTCAATTATTATCGCGCGCTTGCCGGGCTTATATCTCATACAGCGCATTGACTGCTGTATGTACAGCGTGAGGGATTTTGTCGGGCGCAGAAGTATTGCCGCCTCGCAGTCAGGCACATCAAAGCCCTCGCTGACAAGGTCCACATTGCAAAGGATTTTTATTGTGCCGGTCCTGAAATCCCGCACTATCTGTTCCCTTGCCGCGCTTGGCGTGTCGCCGTCAAAATGTACCGCTGTTATTCCCGCCGCCGCAAAGCTTGCGGCAGTTGCCTTACTGTAATCAATCGTCGGACAATAACATATTGCCTGCTTGCCGTCTGCGAGTTTGCGATAGTGCTCAATAACATCACCGTAAATTTTGGGCTTATCCAATAACGCGGCGGCGGCGGACTGCACATAATCCCCCGCTTTTGTTTTAAGGCTCGACAAGTCCGCAAGCTGCGGAGCGTAGTAATCATAAGGTGCGAGATAATTATGATCTATCATCCATTTTGCGCCGGGCATTATAATTAGCTTGTCATTGATTTCTCCGAGCCCGCCGCCGTTAAGCCTCACCGGAGTTGCTGTAAGACCGACAAAGTAAGCGTTATTAAAACGCGTGTATATCTTTTTATAGCTTGCCGCGATGCAATGGTGGTTTTCATCGGTTATAATAAGCGCTGGGCTTATTGTCGTTTGCGCAAGCCGCCTTGATAATGTTTGTACCATCATAACATCAACAAGGCTCATATCCGCGCCATGCGCCTCAAATGTCTTTGTAAGCTGTACAACAAGCTCCTGCCTATGTACTATCGCAAGCACTCTTTTGCCGTTAAGCGACGCGCGCTTTGCCATCTCTGCCGCAATAAGGGCTTTCCCGCATCCACAAGGGCCGACAATGCAAGGTGCTTTGTATCCATCAGCCCACGCATCATGTACCGCGTCTATTGCCTCTTTTTGATAATTACGCAGTTCCATTATGCCTCTTTCTTTCCCTCCCTTATTTCCCTTGTTACCGCCATCAAGCAGCTGAAGTTATTGCCCATTTTCCTTTAATAATTCTGGATTTTCGTAGACGTTGCCGATAACCTCGATTGAATCGGAATAACGTTCCCAATCTACTAACTCATCATCGCCAACATTTGGAATTTCCACTTTAAATCCACAACCTTTAAAGACTACCAAACCTGTGTCTGTTCCTATGTCTTTATAAGTACCAACGATTATATCACCCTCATAAATCTCCACACCGTTTTTGTCGTACAACCCAGTAAATTGCATAAGTATTACGCCGTCGCACCCATCTTCTTGTTCAAAATGATACCACTCGTCAACAGTTTTCCCATTTTTCCTAAACCTTGCAGTTACGAATGGATACCGTGATTTGCTAAATCTAAACCCAGTTACTTCGCCCATCAAGTTTTCACTCTTTGACCACGCGCGAAATTTAATCTCTCGCATTCTCTCACTCCTTAAATTTTTACTTCTTCTCCACAGTCATACGCCGGGAAATTAAGCAAAATTTTATTGATTTTATTTTCGATGTCGTTTACATCTACAACATTACCAATTATTTCAAAAAACGTTTCGAAGCTATCGTCATATATTTCATCTTCATAATAAAATTTTAAAAAACGGTAAAAATCGAATTTGTTTGCGTGTATTTTTTCCGCAAGATAAATTTCCGGCGGAGCGTCATCCCCTCGCAAATAATCTTGATAACGGTAATCTTGCAAAAGCTCTTCCTTTGTCATTACGTCGTATCCGTCGTAATATTGTTGTTTGACTATTAGCAACGTGTCTAATGGTAAATATAATAAATTTTTCATTTAAAACATCCCCTTTTTTTGTTTGTCACACCTCTGTACCACCTTAAAAGTCCTACAAATGCCTATTTTTCGGGGCCCTACCACTTTACCACCGGAACACCAGCAAATATACATTGTATATATATTTTTTTCTCTATTTATTTCCATTATTTACTATATTACTATAATATATATATATATATATAGTGGTATAAGTGGTAGAGTGGTAGGAATAAGTACAAACGCCTATTTTCCGGAATTATTCGCCTACCACTTTTCTACCACCTTTTTCAAAACGGTGGTAGAAGGCCCTCGCTTTTTTTGAGACAAACACAACGGACTTTGTCGCCGTTAAGCCAAGCCGAAACTGTGTTTTTACCGTCTCCGCCTCTTTTTATAAGGCCGCGTTCGCCGAGCCATTTTAAGACTGCGGCATAAGCATATCCCCCGTCCGTCAAGGCTTTTGTTGCTATGTGGTTGATTATGTACACATAGTCGCTGTCAATTTTGCCGTAAATCTCGCCGTAATTGCCGTCCGTTGAAAATTTTGCTTTGTTGGCGGCGACAAAGCCCAGCAAGTACTCATAGGCTCTTTGTGCAACGTCAACATCGCTTTTTGACGGCAAAAACGATTTAAAGTCATCAACCTCAAGCGGGCTGTCAAAACCTAAAAAATCGGTTAGCACATGGTCAACCGCAACCAGCAGCGCTATGCTTTGCGCCAGCTTGCCTGTGGTGTCAATTTCTTGCGCTTGTGCTTTAAGGACCTGGTATTCCGCCTTTATTTGCTCAATAACGCCATCCTGCTTTAAGCGGGCAATCCATGCTCGTCCGGCAAGTCCGTAATTATGCAGCAATCCGTCTACAACCTTGTTGCCGTCGACAAACAAATCCTCCTGCGGCTCAATCTCAAGTATGCGATTGACTATACCGCCCGCGGAATTGTCCTCGACTATTGGGCACTCTCCGGACGTTATTATGATGTTGCTCCATCCGTCAATGGCATTTATGCCGCCGCTGCGGGACCCGCGAGCTTTTGCAACGCCATTAGCAAGCATGTACACTTGCGCGTCAAAGTCTTTTTTGCCACATTTTACAAGTTGGAATTCGTCCAGCACAAGCGGCAGATTGTTAAGCGCGCTGGCAATACGCTCAAGTCCTACTTGGGTCCCGTAAAATGTTAAAGTATACTTGCTGAGTGCAGGATTGCCCCAAACGCTTGACGCAAGCATAAGGGCAACGGTCTTGCCTTTGCCGGATGCCCCCCAGATATGGACAAAAAAATTGTTGAGGGCGAACAGCTTAACAAGCGGGCTTGCAAAGCTCGCCGCAAGGATAATTTTACCGGCGACGGTCCGGCGCGCTTCCGTTGCGATACTGTGCCAGACTGACAAATCGCCTTGCGGATGTATGGCGGACAAAATGCCGCTGTCGTCCGTCTTTACGCCGTCTATGTATGGGGAAAATTCCCCGCCAGGCAGCCATCCTGCCTTTGACGTATAGCGGATTTGCGGCAGGGCGTTAAGCCGCTCAATGTCTTGCAGGTACGCAATTAAATGCCTTGCGCTGATGTCCGTTACGGCAAGGTCGTTGTCCGCGAGTGCGGTAATTTTGCGCGTCCCCGCTATGGTGGATTTGTCGATTATTAGCTCGCGCCAATAACCGCCGCGGTAATATTTGAGCTTGACTTTTGTCAACCCGCTGTTAAGGTCGAGTACCTTGGCTGCAACAAATACCGGATGTATACAAGCGATTTGCTCCTCGCCGTTGACATTGCGCCGGACAACTCCGTTTTCTATGCGCCATGTGCCGATGTCGAGCTGTTGCCCGTCAAAATCATAAATATTTGCACTGGAGGCGTACATCTGCGTTTGCGCCCGCTTATATTTGTGGTACAGCTCCTCAAATTGCTTGCGCGACGTTACAAGCTTTGATTTTTTGGCCGCTTCTGCTGCCGCGCTAAAATCAAGGTCAAATTTGAGCTGGTCAAAGTCATTTTTGCAAGTTTGCAAATATAATCTTGCAAAAATTTCCTTGAGCTCTTCTGCTGCGGTTTTCGCGGGCTCTGTATTATCCATATCTCTCTACCTCCTCTATCAGGTACTCTATATAGTCAAGCTTTTGCAGGGCCTCGACAAACTCGGGGCAGGGGACGTCATCGGGGCTTTGCGGCCGCTTGTCGCAATATGCCTGCCAAAGCCGCCTATGCTCGGCGCACAACACCGCTATACGGCTGTCTTTACTTGTCTTTGATTGTTGCGGGCGTGTCGGTATGGCTTGTTTAACGCGAGATAAGCCAAAATCCGCGGCAAGCTTTTCACAAGCCGCCTTAAAATTAAGTCCGTATAACCGCATTACAAAATCAATTACATCCCCACCGACGCCGCAACCGAAACAATAATAGCTACGACTGTATAGCTTAAGCGAGGCTGTGTCCTCGCGATGAAAAGGGCAGCAGATAAAGCTTTTTTTGGGCGGGTAGCCATAAAACTCAGCTACCCGCTCCATAGGCAATTGCTTGATTGCGTCTAAAATGGCAAATCATCTCCTGCTCCCGCCGCACCGGAATTATGCTGTGGCGGTACAAACTCATCAAATCCGGCGGGCAGGTTGTCCGTACTCGTTAAAGGCTTGTCCTCCGGTACCGTATAATCTCCGGCTTTGATTGTATCGACGCCTCGGAAAAAGCGAGGCTTTGTTATCCATTTTTTGCTACCTTGGCTGTTGAGGTACTCCTCGCGCCCAAAGAGCACTCCAACAAACGTGCCCTTAAAACATCCGGCAAATTTGTCGCCCCAAACAAGCTTAAAATTTTTGTTGCTCTCCTCGACAGAGGTTACAAAAGATTTAAAGCCTCTGTTTGTGGCCCCGTTGTTGTCATAGACAAGCTGATTAACTACACAGCCCCATTTTTTGTCTTGACGTGTGTCGGACTTGTACAGGTTTGTGTAATACTCTTTAAAATCTCCGTCTGCGATGTCAAGGTATATCTTAATCATGTCTTTGCCGGTCGAGCTTTTGCACTCCTCCACCTTGAGTATTTGACATATGTAGCCCCCGGCGGGGAGCGCTTTAAAATCGCTAAATCCCTGTGTGGTATCAAAATCTTGTGGTTTAATCATAACGTTTTCTCCTTTTAAAAATTAAATATTATAATATTCCCTTATCGCTTTGTCGACCTCTTTGAGGTCATTGGGCATTTCATCCGGCAACATACCTATGGGGCTTTTTGCCGGATTAGTACCGTCCGATTGCGTCAAAAATTTATGTTCTTTGCCTTCGGTGGAGCAAAGTAAGACTATGGTAAATAATCCCTCTATGGTCAGTTTTTCATCAAGCATCTTGCCGACCGTCTTTGCCTTGGTTTTGCCGTCTATCTGCTCCGTATGATGGAGCAGATAAACTATACTGTCTTGCGGCATATTAGTTGTGATGTATTTGAGCATGTTATAAAACCGTAGTGCAAGGTCGGTAAATTTGTTGTATCCTGTTTCTTTCGCCCGCGCGAAAAAGTCAAACGCAAGCAAATACTGGCTATCATCAATCGCGTAGCTTTTTGTCGGATTTTTTTGCAACGTCTTGCCGATAAGTTCGTACGTTGCATTTTGCACAACGTGCAGCTGACGCTTAAACGGCAGAGGCTTGCCTGCCACGCTAAAAATGGTTATTTCTCCCGGCTCAAAATTGCGGAGCGATGTTGTTTTGCCGCTCCCGCTCTCTCCAAGCACCAGTACCGGTATACCCATACTGCCACCTCACTTAATGCGCAAGCTCTGGTTGACTTTGAGCTTACAATATGGTATATTATTACCGGATGTAATTGCCGTTTTGATTGCGGTTTTGTTGATTTTAGGAGCTTGGAGAGTTACAAGCTCCGCATAGTTTTTGAGCGCCCAGTCAACAAGCTTGTCCTCGTCATCAATCTCAACCGACGGGGGATTGTTGGCAATTGTAATTTTGGTTCGGGGAGTATCTATTTTTGACACACCGGCGGCAGTAAGCGCCGACAGCAAATACTCTTTGAGCCGCTCCGCTTTGTGCTGCTTTGTTTTTTGTCGCTCCGCCAAAGCGTCAATTTCGGCTTTTATTGCCTCTGCCTCGGCGTTAAGGGCTTTTATGTAGCAGGCAATGTTGCTTGCTTTGTCGTTTAGTTCCGCCTGTACGGCGTCGAGAGTATCCCCGATTGCCTCATCAGGTATCTCTCCGTTTGCTATTGCGTCAAGCAAGGAGAGGTACTCATTGCTTATCTCATATAAGGTCATTACTTTTTCCTCCTCTTTTTTATGGCGCGGTCACGCCAAAAAACATAATCTTTTTGCGCATCAAAATTTCTTTTAAGCTTTTCGGCGTTGATCGCCTTCCATTTTTTGTATTCTGCGCACCCGGCATGACACCCGGGTTTCCGATAAGTACAATCTTTGCACGGAGCGGGAGGTATCATTTAACCACCTCCAAAAACGCTTTAAGGGTTGCCGCCTCGCTTTGCATTGTGTCTATTTGCGCTTGCAATTCGGCGAGCTTGGATTGTGCAAAATCAATAATGCATTGCGGCACCGTGATTTTTGACACCGTGGCGGCAGGTGCCGTCGTTGTTGGCAGCTTGCCTAATTTGCGCAGATAAGACATGCGGCTACGTACTTGCTTTGCTGTTACCATGCCTATTTTTTTAGCGATTTGCTCGGCATTTAAACCATCTTTTGAGCCGCTTATGATTATTTTGTCTGCGCGCTCGTCAAAAAGTTGGATACGTGTTTTCCCTTGGCTGGGGATTGTAACGCCTGCTCCGGCAAGGATGTCAGTGATTGCGTCTATTGTTGTATCGTTAAGCTCCGCCAAAATTTTGATTTGCTCCCCGGGATTTTTGGCTTGCTTATACGATGTTATTATCTCGCCCGATGTCATTTGCATTGCCCGTCACCTCCCGGGAGCACTCCTCCTGCAGCAAGGCAGCCAAAGATGCTCGTTATCGTCAGTATGTACCAAGCTACCGCCGCGGGGGACGGAGTGATTAAGGTTATGTACTGCAGGCTTAACAAAAATAAAAATATTTGGACTACTGCCAACACAAGCAAAAAAGTTTTTAGCCTTTCGTTTTCGCGACGTATGCGGGCCGCGGCTATTTGTTTTTCAAGGGGCATTTTTATCTTCCTTTCTTGATTTCGCGAATGCGGACTATCGTAAATACTTCTGACAATGCTTGCGTTATGGTGATGCTTTCCTTCTCCGGCTCTGCCTTGATGTCAAGAGCTGCAAGCACTTTGGCTTTCCATTCTTCGCCGCGGCGTTTGTATTCCGCTTTATGCTCTTCCCATTCGCGGTCGCCTTTTTCTCCGGCTTCGTAGCACTCGCGGACGTTTAACATTTGCGATAGTATCCATTCGTTAAGGGCAACATGGTTCAATCTGATTGTGATTGTGTTGATAATAAAGCATTCGTCCTCGCCTCCGTAGGGCTGATCGATATAGGCTCCGCGTGCTATTACTTCAACTGCAAATTTTTCGCACATTTTTATCTTCCTTTCCGATTACTTCCATATTTTTATCATTCCCGCTCCGGAGTTAATCTTTGGAGCGGGAATTTTCGAGGCATTTGGGAGGATTACCCGCCGCAAAAGCAACAATAGGCGTACCAAATGCTTTTGTGTAGATGTCGGATATCTCCGCAAGTATTTTTTTGATGTCTCCGCTGTCCCGTGTTATGTAGTCGTCCATAATTGTCACTTTCCCGCCGTTTGGGGAGACATACTCTTTTAAGACGTTGCCCATGTTATCCCTCCACTCAGATTGTTTGACATTTTATTTTATGCTTGCGCGGCAAATTTTGTTTATGAAAAAGACCTGCCCTTTGCCTGTGACTTTTGGGGTTTTGCTTACCGAAATATGCCCGTCGGAGTGGGTAATGGATGTTTCTTTAACCTCAAACAACCCTTGCTCCATGGCCTTTTGGGTAGGCATGTTGTAATCTGTGCCTTTGCGCTTAATCAGGTATCCATTTTCGCGCAGCCAAACAAATAACCTGTTTGCGCCTATGTCGTATCCGTTTTGTTTTATGAGCTTTGCCAAGTCGCCGACAAGGATTGATGTTTTTGCAGTTGATACTGCATCGGCAAACAATACCTTTGGTTTGTCCTGCTCAATTTTGCTTTGCAGCGCTGCATTTCTTTCACGTTCTTCCTTTAAAGCTGTAAAGGTTTTAATCATAAAGTCCGGGTCGTTTAACAGCCTTTCCGCGGTTTCGGGCGTTGCGTATACGCCGTGTTTGCGGATTGCGGGGAGGACGTCACTTGTTATCCACCGCTTAAATTGCTTGGCGGTGGGAAGCTTGCTTGAAAGCACAAGGCTGTAAAGTCCAGATTCGTTGATGAGAATACCCATTGTCCCGTTGACGGTGAACGATTCGTTCAGCGTTTTATCTTCTGCGTCAACGTGGTCTCTCAAAGCTTTTTGTGGATTCGTGTAGCCAAGAATTTCCGCTACGTCCTTCCCAATAAACCAAGGCTCACCATTGATTGCAATTGTGCGGACAGAGCCAAATTCCGCGTTTTGGAAAATTTGAAGATTAGTCATTTTTTATCGTCCTTTCAAATTTTTTTAACATATTTAGCCAGACATTCCGGCGGATTATCCTCGTGAAAAGCAATAATAGGCCTTCCAAGCGCCCTTGTGTAAATTTCTGATATTTCGTCAAGGATTTTTTGGATTTCCTTCGGGTCTTTTGTCACGTAATCGTCCATAATCCTTACCCTGCTGCCGTTGGGAAATATGTATTCTTTTGCAACCGCCATGTTATCGCCTCCTTGTTTGATTTTATGCAAACATCGACTTGTCTGTTGCAAGTCCTCTTTTGGGGTTTTACTCTTATTCCATTGTCGTTATTTATAGCTCCTTTCATTTAATAAAACCTGTTCAATCGCCTTGGCAAGGCGGTCGCTTTTGCGCCCTGAGCGGCAGAAAAAAGCTCTGATAGTTGAGGGTGCATATCCTGTCTTTTTTGCAATGGTGTCGTATGTAACCCTTTGCCCGTCCAAAGCCGCGAGTGCCATTTGTGCCTTGGCTTTGGCTATTAAATTTTTGTAATATGCGTCGATAATATCGCCTCCTTTTTGTGTTAAACGCTAAAATTGTATACAAACATTGACAAAAGCAACAAAAATGTATATTATATTGGTGTTGGGCAATATAATAAATTAAAATCGCTTTTAAAAATTGGATTTTTTAAAGGCTTGGTTTTTGTTGTCATTTGGTTAATGTTTGTTTGCAAGTTTAATTATACTTGATTTAAATCAAGTAGTCAATACTTTTTGCTTGATTTTATTCAAGTAAATTTTTATAATCTTTTGCGGGGGGTTTTATGGAATATTCACAAAAAATATTAAACTTTATGGACGGCCGGGGAGTATCGGCTTATAAGTTGGCAAAAGATTTAAAAATTTCCGAAAGTACGTTCAGCAAATGGCGCTCTAAGCCTACAAGTGATATATCAATACAGACTGTTAATAAAATAGCAGCTTATTTTGGCGTTACGGTTGAAACACTTATTGGGCCGTTAGACGAAAAAGAAAAATCCCCGTCGCAATTAAACGACGAGGATTTGAAAGTTTTTGACGCTTTTAAGCGTCTTGCTCCGGAACAGCAGCGTTTGGTGCGGGATTTGATTGACAACTTAAAGCAAAAATGATATTTTTAATTATTTCTTTGCTTGCGTTTGACATTTCGGGATAATTTTCTAAAAAATAAATTTCATTTTCATCAAATTTTTCACCCATATAAAATTTACCTCCGGTTGTTGGTTTTTCTTTCCCGCTCGAACAACTGTTCTTATTATAACTTTTGCAGCCGCATTTGTCAAGAGCAAATACATAGTTGGTCTATTTTTTGTCCAAATGATATTTAAAAATAAAAAAATTATCAATTTTATATTGACAAATTATGCAAGACAGTTTATACTAATCGCGGGGGATTGAAAATGTTGGGAGGTAATAAAAATGGGCTTTCGTTTTAGAAAATCTGTTTCGCTCGGAAAAGGAGCAAGATTGAATTTTTCTAAAAAAAGCGTGGGTTTGAGCTTTGGAGGCAAGGGCGCAAGAATTTCGCTCAATTCATCCGGACGGATAACTAAGTCGGTGGGAATTCCGGGCACGGGAATGTCTTATGTTTCATCATCTAATATTTTTTCCAAGCCCCAAAAAGCGGAATTTTCCGAACCCGGAATTGAACCTGATATTTACTCGGACAACATGGAACAAGATAATATTGAGCCGGAAAACGGGGATATGTTTGCTCCTGCTCCTAAAAAACCTAAAAAGAAAATGCCCGGCACTTTGAAAATTGTTTTATGGATTGCCGCAATAATTTTGGGATTGGGTCTTTTCCCGTTCATGTGGATTATTGCTCCCGTTCCGGCGGTTATTTATTTTATTAAATCACAAAACGTCAAAAAGAGCAGAAATGTTGCCATAACCGCCGCAGTTTGCATATTATCGCTGGTGATGTTTATAAAATTGCCGAAAAATAATGACTTGCCGGTTGTGGCGGGAACAACTGAAAATACGAAAGTTACAAGCGCCGCTACAACAGCCGCTGAAAATACAATTACCGAAACTGTTACTACAACGACACAGGCAACAACTACTGAAACTGCTGTTACAACGACACAGGCGGCGACAACTACTGAAAATGCAAAGTCAACTACTGCCGATGTGACAACAACATCAATAACAACAACGCAGGCTGAACAAAGCTCCGGGCCGAAAGAGATTTCCGTTTTGGGCGGAACAACCGTTAAGGCGGGGGAAACTGCAACATTGACTATTCAGGGAGAGCCAAAAACACAGTATAGGATTGAAGTGTACTATAAATCCGGGCTGTCAAAAGCCGAGGGCTTGGAAGCAAAAACTTCGGACGCAGATGGGAAAGTGTCATGGAGCTGGAAAGTCGGGGCAAAGACGGCTCCGGGAACATATAAAATCATAATTACAAGCGACAAAGGAAAAAAAGAAATACCGTTTACGGTCACATAATAAAACATACCCTGCCCAAAAGCAGGGTATAATTGTACGGGGTGAGGGTATGCCGGAATACTGCATTTATTTGCGCAAGTCGCGCGCAGATTTGGAGCTTGAAGCAAAGGGAGAAATGGAAACTCTTGTCCGGCATGAGGCGGCTTTGATTGACTTGGCTAAAAAGCTTAAACTATCAGTGACACATATATATAAGGAGATAGTGAGCGGGGAAACAATACAGGCAAGGCCGGTTGTCCAGCAGCTGCTTGACGAGGTTGAGCAGGGGATGTGGGCAGGAGTATTAGTCATGGAGGTCGAGAGGCTTGCAAGAGGGGATACGATAGACCAAGGCATAGTTGCACGCGCATTTAAAATAGGCGGAGCAAAAATAATCACTCCGGTTAAGACTTATGACCCGAACAACGAGTTTGACGAGGAGTATTTTGAGTTTGGGCTGTTTATGAGCAGGCGCGAATATAAGGCAATCAACCGCCGTATGCAGAGGGGCAGGGTTGCGTCGGCTAAGGAGGGCAAATTCCTTGGTTCGGCGGCCCCATACGGGTATAAAAAAGCTCCCGTGCCAAATGGCAAAGGATTTATGCTTGTGCCCCATGAAGATGAGGCGGATGCCGTTAAACTGATCTTTGATTTGTATTTGCAGGGCAAGGGTACTCCTTTAATAGCGCGCGAGCTTGATAAATTGGGCATTAAACCGCGGCATAAAGATTACTGGTCAAAGGCTACAATACAGGATATAATTAAAAATCCCGTGTATATAGGCAAAATAAGGTGGTCTTACCGTCCGGACAAGATTGTGCGCAGCGGGGGTGAGCTTGTCAAGGTAAGGTATCAAAATCCCGATTGCATTTTTGTTGACGGCCTGCATGAGCCGTTGATAAGCCAAGATGTTTTTGACAAAGCGCAAAGCATAAGGCAAGAGCATAACCGTCCGCGTGTTAAAAATGACGTGGAGCTGCAAAATCCGTTTAGCGGGTTGATGTTTTGCGGCAAATGCGGCAGTTCAATGACAAGGTTGGTAAGCTCAAAAAAAGGCAGGCTGTACGAGGCAATAAAATGTACAAACCGCTATTGCAATTGTGTTTCGGCGCCGATTTTTTTAGTTGAGCAAAAACTGCTTAGAATTTTGGCGGAATGGCTTGAAAAATATAAAATTGCAAACAAAGGCGAAAAAGTAATCAACACGGAAGCCGAAACAAAAATGCTTGAAAAAATAAAAAAAGAAATTGAAAAAATCGAAAGCCAAATTTTAAATACTTATGATTTGGTGGAGCAAAAAGTATATACGCCTGAAATTTTTACTCAGCGTATAAAAATTTTAACCGATAAAAAAACTGAATTTACGGCTCAATATGGCGAAATTGAGGACAAAATAAAATCTATGCAAAACAAGGTAAAGCGAAATTTGGAAATAATACCGGCTATTGAAAATGTGCTTGTGCAATATAATGATTTGTCCTCGGCAACCGAAAAAAATGTACTGCTAAAATCTGTTTTGACTAAAATTAAATACGCCAAGGATACCCCAAACCGCAAAGGCCAGTTGCTTAACGATAATTTCAGCCTCGACATCTACCCGAAAGTTTAA